TCACGTGTAGCTTTTTGTGCTGCTTCAACATCCCTTTGGAAAGCAGCTTGCTCTTCTGGAGAAACCATTGACATAGGTGCGTTAGAAGTTTCAGGTCTGTCTGCTTTATAAGGTTTAAAGAATAACTCTAACTCTTCCCGCCTACGGTTTTCTAATCCTGGGATTACTTTACCGTTAGCCAAACGAAACTCTGCAGCTTCTTTCTTAAAGGACTCAAAGTCACCTGCGTTAAGTGCAGCACGTGCCTTACTATTAGCAAACTGTGGTCCACCAATATTATACAGAAGTGACTTAACAGCAGCTTGTTGATTAGGGTTAAGATCAGCAGTTACTAATTTGTTATAGTCTTGATCAGTTTTTGCCATCTCTTTAAGAAGTCTTTCATTAGCAGTCTTCTCATCAATAGTGTCTCCCATTTGTACGCCTTCAGTAAACCCATAACCAATTGTTGGGACACCTGCAGAATCAAGGTAAGCTTCATTACGAAACCCTTCTTTGTTCTTAAGGAAATCCATATACATCTTATTAGATATAGTTGGGTCTGGTCTAGTTGGACCATCTGTTTTTGAAGCTTCAATTAAAGCAGCAATACGATCAGCACGACTAGAATCTGGTGGAGGTACTACAGCTTGAATTGCATCCGGTACTTTTGGAGTATCATCATCAGAAAACATATTTAACAGTTTATCAAAGAACCCACCACTGCCTTCTGCAAGATACACAGGTCCACCATTTGCAGCATACTCTGGGATTGTACCACCTTGTTGTGCTTGTACAGCACGACCAGCGTTGTTCATTTGTTCAATCTGAGGTTCAAACATACGAGTAGCTTCTGCATTCATGACAAACTCACCAGGGGTTAACCATGCTGGAACAGTATCAGTACCCTTAGGACTCCCAGGATGTGTAGGGATACTCTGCATTTCTGGGACACCCATGTTATCGTCTGACTCATAGAAGTCATAGGATGTCATGTTTCCATATCTGTCCTTCTGAGTAAAGCTTTTGAGTTTCATTAACCTCTCCTTAGTTACCAACTATTTATTTATAGTACTTTTGATGGTCGTGATCTATATCTATTATATTTTTTAATAAATCTTTAGGTTTTTTATTTTTATCCATAAGAATTGCAGCAGGGCTTGCTATTTTAAATAAACCACCCATGTTTGCATATACTGGAATATTGTTTTTTTCAACCTTACCACCTTTATCAAATAAACCAAATGCTTTACCAGCAAGTGCGCCAATTGCTAAAGGCGCTAATGGGCTTGCCATCATAGCTGCTAGTGGGCCTGCGCCAGCAGCAACAGTTGCGGGGGCTACTGTAGATGCAACTGCGGGAGCTACTGTAGATGCAACTGCGGGAGCCACTGTCGATGCTGCTGCGGGAGCTACTGTAGAGGCTACAGTTCCAGGAACAGTCCCAGACATCATTGTACCTGTAAGCTCAGCTGGAAGAACGGTAGGAGAAAAAGCACCACTCATTCCACCCCCTGGTCCAATATTAGCTGAAGCAAAAGGTGCAGATGTAAATGAAGATGCGGGTGCAGTAGCAGGTGCAGGTGTAGAAAATCCTTTCCATATTTCTTTTACTTTATTTTTAAAAGGGTCAAAGATATTTTCTTTAAACAAACCCTCACCTTTCTCCATACCCTCTGACATTGCTTTTTGTTTAATCATATCTGTTACAGACGCTTCTTCAGAAGCTATTGGTTGCTGTTGAGGCTTATACAATGGGCCTTGTCTTGGGTCACGCATTGCCATATCTCTTGGTTGTGCTAATTGAATAGGCATTACTTGCCTCCTCCTGTCTGAGTACTAACCTGTTGTTGAGGTGCATTACCAAGGTAACCAAAGTATCTAGAAGCAGCAGTATCAGGTGCATCTAACCGTTGTTGTTCATACGCTTGCTTAGCAGAGCCTACTTCGCCTAGCCCAGAAATACCACGTTCTATTGTCTCTTGACGATCTTTTTGTAATGCTAAAGAACGATCAGCTACTGCGCCCATCATTGCCTTTTCACCACGGGCAGAGCCAAGGCCTCCTGCGGCAGCTGATTGACCAGATGAAGTACCCATGAGGTTTTGAAGATCACGTTGCCTAGCAGCATCAATGTTGTATGCCCCTGTTCCTGCCATTGCATCTTCAGCTGCTGCCTTTTGGGCGGCTAAGGCATTCCTCTGTTCATCTGTCATTGCAGCTACAATTGCGTCTGGGCCACCTGCCACATCTTCTTGATACTTAGTTGTTACATCTGAAAGTACTCTTTCAAGATACGGTTTAAACTCTGGGTCAATACCGCTAGAAGTGGTTGTAGTTTTAGCACCACCACCTTTATACACTGTTCGCGCACCGAAAGGCGCGTAAACATCTCCGGTAAGTCTACTCATTAAAATCATTTACTTCTCCTGTATCACGCCTCTAACTGAAACGTGTAGTGCCGCATTATAGCGGTGTTGCAAGAAACGACCATAATCAAAAGCTTCTTGCTCGCCCATGATTGAGTCGGAACGCCACTGTTTGCCACCATATTCTTTAGTGTGTGCAATCATAGCATCGAATAAACGATAGATAGTATAAGCGTTATTATGGTCATGATCCACAATACAATCTTTAACATCCATTATATATTCGTTATTGTAATAATTAATAAACGATTCAGCAGAAAGAAAACCCCTTAGTGTTCCATCAATATAATCACCTATAACAAGTGCATGAGGGGTTGTCTTTTGTTTTTCTATCAACTCAAGAAAATACTTTATCCATACTGCTTCATTACGAGAGTATCCAAAGTGGTATTCATTATCTTGAGTTGACTTGTTCATAAGCTGAATAGCTTCTAATACATTATTGTCCTCTAGTTTTCTTATCATATTTAACTTGGCTTTGTAGGCCAATCCTCTGGTTCTAAGTAAGGCCAATTACTATGAAAAGTAATATCTCTAAGTTGTTGACGATACGTTTGCCACTCTACTAGTGTCCCTGGAAAAGTAGCATCTGGTATTTGAGTATAATCAGATTGAGTAAGATAAACATTACGTTTATTTATTTGTCTAGCTGCATAAGAACTTTCTGACTCATAGGTTGTATTAGTCTCTGGATTATAATGCGTATCATAAGTCGCTGGTCTTATTCCAACAATAGTAGTAGACGTAGAATCTATACTTGTATCTATTTGACCTTGCGAAGTTATTTCATTATCTGAATTAATAGTAATAAATAACGTCATTATGCTGGTCTCCTTACTTCTGTAATACTTGCGTTAGCACTACATCCAATTGCAGTATCACCACCTGGTCTTTCTCTATAACAAAATAAATATATAGTACCTCTACTTACGTTTACATTAGAATCAGACATAGATGTTGTAAAAGCACTTGATGCGTTTGGAGAGTTAGCTTGTATACTAGCACTATCAATTGTATTAGCAAATGTAGTGACACTTCCTACACTTAACCCAATTTGACTACTACTATAAGTAGCAGTTCCTTCAGTTCCTAGCTGACTATTATCTAATACTTTTACAAGTACAATATCGCCAACTCCAGCTTCCGAAACTACAGTTACTGATGAACTATAAGTTACATCAGTATTAAAATCAGGGCTATCTGTTGTTTCAATTCTAAGAAACTCTAACCAACTAGTACTAACCCCGCTACGGTTTCCCGATTTACTTTGCAGTGTTACACCAATATCTAGGTTTTTAGCCTGGATACTACCGTTAATACGAATGTTAGCAACATCAAGTGTTCCTGAATTAATAACAGACTTATCGTTATCAAAAGAATAACCTTCAGTTCCAGGATCAACAACATCACTAGCAGCTATTGTTATTGCTGAAGAAGCAGGAGTACCTGTTGCAGTTCCAACTAATGTTCTTAGTTGTACATAAGCTGTATTGCCATCTTCAGGAAGATAACCAGCTGTCCATACTTCAAATACTGCATAATTACTAGCGTTTCTGGTAATAGTTAGCTGTTGACCTCGCCCTAGCTGGCTTATAATTTTAGTTTGAGCAGCAGTGCTTGCTCTTATTTTTAAAACTACATGAACAGTATTACTCACAGGGTCTAGGTAATCATTCCACGAAGTAGCGGCAATATTAGATGCGTTATTAGAAAACCCGTCTCTTAATCCCCAAGTATTAGCTGCAAAAACACCTGTTGCAGATGAATAAGTACTTAGTGTTTGTGATAAAGAATTAAAAGTACCGTCAAAGTTAGCACTTTCAAGTGCGCCTCTAGCTGTTATGTTTCCAAATTCAGCATTACCACTAGCCCTTTGTATTTGCCAACCTGAACTACCTGTTACATA